CTGAAAGTAATTCTTCTCCAATAATTTTTACAGATTTAGATGTTGAAATTGTTCCTGAAAGTGGTAAATTGATTACATTTCCATCATACCTCATGCATTCTATTCCACCATTAAAAAAATATGATCGAAGAGTTGTTATTGCAGCAAATTGGTTATTTACAGAAGGAAAGTAACATGTTGATTCCAACTAAATTAAAAAAAGTTCCCGCAATAATTACAGAATCTTTTATTGGAGAATCTCCAAATTATTTAAACAAAGATGAATGTGAAACACTTATTGAATTATTTAAATTTTATAGGTCAACCGGTTATGTTTCTAGGGCGGGATTTCGTGGTTCTGATAATGATCGTTTTGAACCTACTGCAAGAAGTGAAACAGATTATGTGTTCGTATCTTCCTATGATATGATGGCTGTAAATCATCCGCCTGGACATATAGTAACCGATTTTTTTGAAAGATTTGGTAGTATTGTTGATCAATATTGTGAACTGTTTGGTATGGGTGTACCTAATGCAAATTTTCAAGCACATGATATGAAGGTACAAGAAATTAAACCAACTGGTGGTTATCATGTTTGGCATACGGAATGGGCTCCTAAAAAATATTTACCGGCAGATAGAATTTTTGTTTATCAAGTATATTTAACTGATCATGACGATGAAGGTGAAACCGAATTTTTATATCAAGGAATTAAAATTAAACCTGAAGTGGGTAAATTGTTAATGTGGCCAGCCCATTTTACACATCCACATCGGGGGAATCCTGTATATAAGAAAAACAAATATATAGTAACTGGCTGGGTAACAATGAATTAATTTATGATTAATGAAATTACACCAATAAAAGCTTATACCGTCAAAGGTAAAAAGATTTATGTAAAACGTGATGACTTAATGGGTGATGGTACAGTACATCCACCGTGGGGTAAACTGACAGCTCTTAGGAATGTATTAACTACTATTAATCCATCAAAACCTTTAATACATCTTTCTGTTTTTGGTTCTTGGTCTGGATGGGCACTCGCGGAAGTGTCAAGAGAATTAGATTATGAATTTATTATGGCTTATCCGGATTCCAAGAAATTCCCACAACGTATCCTAGAAAAATCTGAAAACGTTCTTCCTATTAAACCTAATATGATGAATGTAATGTATAATAAAGTTGGTCAGATCGCAAGGGAAAAAAATTACATTAGACTTCCATATGCGTTTGATCATGATACTTATATAGAAACTCAACGGCAAAGATTGAGGGAAGTTAAGAAAGTTTTTGACTTTGATCATTTGGTGGTGTCTTCTGGTTCCGGTGTTACTTGTTTGGGTTTGATGTTAGAACATGAGCCATGGTCTTCTCTATCAGATCCTAGAAACAATAGAACATTTCATACGGTTTGTGTATCTGGTAAAAGTACTATCAACAAGAAATTTCTCAAGCATCAAATACAACCATCAGAACAAATTGAAATAGTTAAAAGTGAATTTGAATTTGATGATATGATGGAATGGTATGAAACACCATTTCCGTGTAATGAGTTTTGGGATAAAAAGGCTTGGTATTGGTTAGAACAAAATATAGAAAAATTTAAAGGTAATGTTTTATTTTGGAATTTAGGAGGTAATTGGTGAGTAAAGTTATATTAAAAGATAAAAAAGATATGAATCATTTGCCACCTGAGTGGCATAATTGGGCAGAAGTCACACAAAATTCTTACTCTTGGACTGACTATAAAATTGTAGGTTCACAAGATGAAATTGTACGAGATCTTGAAGTAGAAATATTGAGTGTTAAATTTTCCAAGATAGGTCAAAAAACTTTTGACGCGTATCCAAATTTAAAATGGATTATATGTAGGTCACATGGATATGATAATATTAATATAGAGCTTGCAAAAAAATATAATGTAGGTATTTCGTGTTTGAATCCAAGTGTAATGGACGTGGCAGATTGGATTATGTCGAGAGAGTCTTTCGGAGAAAAACTTTTTATATTGGGATGTGGTAAAATTGGTCGAGAAGTAGTTCAAAATTTCAATGAAGAAAAATACAAGAAAAAACATGGTGTAATTCCTGTAGGAGAATATCTTGCAGATTGGCAACTTCCAGCAGAAGTGACTTCAACGAAAATATCAGTTGATGAAAAAAATCAATCACCAGAAAACACAACATTTACACTTAAAGACTTTGATACAATAGTAGTAACATCATCACCTACTGAAACTCCAATTTTAACTGAAGACTTATTGTCGAGCTTTCATGGAAATGTAATTTCTGTATCAAGACCATGTTGTATAGATAACAGAGCATTACTTAATGCTATTAATGATGGTAGGGTGTTACGGGCCGATATGGACATGTTAGATCCAAAAGGTAGAAATGAATTAATCGCAACAGGAAAATGTAATTACTATGGTCATGTTGCGTGGGGGAATTCAACCAGTTATGATGATGACTATTTTTCAGGAATCTTTCATGAAATACATTATTTAGTTGACCCTAAAAAAATACATCTAGCTCAAGCAATTGTACCACGGAGGACAAATGCGTTGTTTGGAGACTAATGAATTTCCATATTATCCTACGGATGATATTTGGAGAAGAACAGAATTCCGAAAATTCATTCAGTATCAAGCAAATTTATGGGATGGTAAAATAATAAAACAAACAATGCATGGTCTTGCTTTGTTGTGGTCTTATATGCCTCATGCTTTTGATGTTCAATGTGGAAAAATGAACACTCCCCTATACACCTTCCTTAACGATAAAGAAAAAATTAAAAAGAAAATGGAAATGTTTGGGTCTGTAGATTCTCAATCAGGCCTAAGAAAAATATTAAAAATTGTGAGTGGAACACAGGGGGTTAGTAACTTCAGACCAACTGCTGCACAAGCAATATATGAAAAGTTTCTGCCAGACGGTGGACTGACATGGGATATGTCTGGTGGTTATGGTGGAAGATTATTAGGTGCAATAAAATCACATATAGATTATATTGCTACTGAACCAGCAAAAGAAACATTTGATGGATTAAATCAAATTGCAAATGATTGGGGCAATCAATCAAATCTGTTTGGAACTACTCAACGGTTAGAAATAGTTCAAAGTGGAAGTGAAGATTATATTCCCAAAAAAGAATCTTTAGATTTATGTTTCACTTCACCACCATACTTTGATACAGAAAAATATTCCAAAGAAGCCACTCAAAGCTATATAAAATTTCCAAATAAAGCAGATTGGTTAGAGGGGTTTTTACGCAAGACAATACAAAACTGTGCACATGGGTTAAAACCAAGACGGTATTTAATATTCAATATAGCTAATGTTAATTCGTTTAATATTTTAGAAGAGGAAACTGGAAATATAGTTTTGTCTGAAGGATTTGAATATTTGGATACATTTCATCTTACTCTGTCAAAGATGCCTGGCAAGAATTTATCAGGCGCAAAAAAGTTTGAACCAGTTTTTCTTTTTAGGAAAAAATAATGTGTGGATTTGTAACAGGAAATATTTTTACATCTGAAAAACAGTTTGTCGATGCTCTAAAACTTATAGATCATCGTGGTACAGACAGTAAAGGTATTGAGTATAATGAAAAAAGTAATTTTTGGTTAGGGCATAATAGACTTTCGATTCAAGGGTTGACTGATGAGGCGAAGCAACCAATGTTTAAAACACCATACACATTAGTTTACAATGGTGAACTGTGGCGAAGTATGGATCAATACAAAGCCAAATTTGATTTACATACAGGAAGTGATACAGAATTGTTACTAAATATGTTTCATTTGGATCAGGAAGATTGTATCAAAACTCTTGATGGTATGTTTGGATTTGCGGTTTTGGATGAAGAAAAAAATAAACTGACTTTTGCCAGAGATTTCATAGGTAGAATTCCTTTGTATTTTTTTAAGAAGGGTAAAGAAATTGTAGTCGCAAGTGAACTAAAAGCAATCACAAAATCATTGAACATCAATTCTTCTGATGTTATATTAGCTGATCCTGGCTGTTATTACATATTTGATTATGAAACAGGAAATTTAGAAAAAACAAAATTTTACGAATTTCCTGCCATAACTGATATTGAAGACATGAAAGAGGAAGAGGTAATAGATGGTATTAGAGATTTATTGACTGAAGGTGTCCACAATGAATTGATAAGTGATGTTCCTGTATGTACAATTTTATCTGGTGGGGTAGACTCCACCATCATTACTTATCTTCTTAAACAAGAAATCCCAAATCTACAGGCTTTTGTAGTAAGTGTCGGAGATACTGGTAAGAAGGATGATTTGTATTACGCCCGAATGGCAAGCAAAGAAATAGGTGTTCCACTTCATGAAGTGATTATTGATGAAGAATGGGTTGAACAAAATATTAGTGAAGCAGTCTATGCAGTCGAAGATTTTAATTGGACACAAGTTTCACCGGCGGTTGCCCAATTAGCACTTGCTAAAAGAATTCGTGAAGAGGGGTTTAAGGTTGTTTTTGGTGGAGAGGGCAGTGATGAATTATTTGCATCTTATGGTCATGTGTTTGCATGGAACTATAAGGACAAAGATTACATTAAAGAAAGATATAAATTGGTAATGAATCTCCATAAGAATAATTTAATACGAACTAATAAAGCAATGATGTATGGTGGAACAGTTGAATTGAGAACACCATTTCTACACAAAGATTTGGTCGAGTTTTGTTTGAGAATACCACCAAAATATAAAGAAGACGGACCGATGTGGAAACCAATGTTGAGAAAGGCCTTTGCAGGTAAACTTTCAGATGAACTTTTGTTTAGACCTAAAAAGACTTTTCAAGATGGTTGTCATACCATATATCTTAAGAATCACAAAGAACGAATTAAAGAATCGTATTTGTCACACTATGCACAAAGAAACCCATTAGAAAGTTTTTTAACATAACCACTTGACAAATGAAAAAAGTATGGTATAATAAGGGTATGGTTAATTGAGTTACCAGAAAAACTCATTATAGTACGAGGCAAATTCTTTGAAATTTGCAATAGGTACTGAAACACTAATCCTAATAATAGGAGAATACTATGGCGATACATACGCGCTCTGATGTCTGGAGCAACTCAGACATATCTGACCTACATCCAGAAATCGAACTGGATCTCTCATTTCAATCTGTAATGAGATGGCTATTTCCCAAAATGGAAAAATACCTACAATGTACAATGAATGGTTATGCAACCTCTCCAATTGTACTTGCTGATGTGAACAAATGTTTGCGTAGTGCACAAAATTCAGGTGACCAAGTAACTATTAAATATTTCTCAGACCTAAAGAAAAGGAAAAAAAAATATGTAATAGTCGATGGTAACAATAGAATATCCACTCTACGTTACTTTTTTGGTGATAGAGTTGGTATACCAAAAGGTGAGTATATCAATATGATGTCTAAAACAGTTATGACTATAGCTAGGGAAAGTCAATCTACTGTTTTGTTTTCTGAATTGCAACCTGTACAACAAAAATATATTGGTTTATTTCCAATCAATGTTACTATAGTTGAGGACATTTCTAGAAAGGAACTTTCACTATATTTTGATGCCCTCAATGAAGGTGTTAAATTGAATCACCAAGAAATTATTAATTCTTGGTATGCCAAAATGGCCGAACAAACTAGAGAGTGTGGTGAAAAACACTATAATCTTTTTAATAGATTGGTTAAAGGTGGTTCGTTTAGGGTAAAGCGTCGAGATCATGATGAATGGATCGCCCATTGGGCGGTAAGTTGTCAATCAGAACAATTTTCAACTAACATTACAAAAATAATGGTCGAAGATGCCTATGGTAATAATACTAAGACTGATACCCCAGTATCGGATCATCCTGAAAGATGGGCGCCAATTTTGGAAAGGACTTTAGGAGTAGTTAGCTATTTTCCTGATGGTTCAATTTCAAAATCCACACTTCTTGATGTGGCAAATTTCTTGAGGCAACACATGGATAAGGATATTCACGAAAAAATGTTCGCGGGTTATATGATGGATGTCATTGTAAAACTACAAAAAGATAAAGACGTTCTTCATATCGATGAAAGAACAGGAAATCGATTCACTTATAGTGGTATGTTAAGAGACACTTGGAAATCTCTTTACATGAGAGTTAGATTGGAGAGGATGAATCATTTTTTCTTCACTCTTGATCCTGACTGTGCTGGAAGGATGTTACCAGACATTGATGATGTTTCGCCTGCCGATGAACGAGGTCCGAGAATTTTTACTTCATTGCAAAGATATGATATTTGGAAAAAGCAAGGTGGGAAGGATATCAGTGGTATTGTTATTCCACTTGAAGAGTTGAATGATTCTAGTAAGTGGCAAGCAGACCATATCGTAGAATTTAACGAAAATGGAAAAACTGAAGTCGAAAATGGTCAACTAATGTCTGTTGTGGAACATCAATCCAAAACAGCTCTATACAACCGCCAATTGTATGCACAAAAAGTTGAAGCTAAACGACAACAACTCGCTTCCCTTTGATAAGCATATATATTTCATGGATAAAGAAGAATCACGAAATATATCAAAATTGTTTATGGATTATGATGGAGAAGTCCAGATTAATCCATTCGCAAAGGTCCATTGGGGGAAGATTAACCATCATGCCCTCAATGGAAGCTTATATGTGGATGATGATAAAAACTATGGTATAATATGGAATACATCTAAAACAAATAGATCTGTACGAGATTTTTCTAACGGCGTTGTTGGAAACATTAAGAAGGGTGATATTTGTATTAATAGATTTTTCTATAAAGAAGGTTATCATGATCATGTGAAAAATTACATTTCGGAAATAAGAAAGTCATCATTTGGTGAACGCGATGTTTGGTTTACTCATATTAATATGGAACATAAACCAGACAAAAACATTGCCGAATCGTTTAATGCCTCATGGATATCTTCAAGAATTGATGCTGTTGCTGCAGAGGTTAGAGGTATCTATTATTCTGGAGAACAAAAACAAACAGGACTAAAACAATATGAAGACATTCCCTGCTGCAAGTTGGATTACCCTCACATTAACGGTTTGGACAATTTTGTATCTGAACTTGATGATTTTGTAGGGGAAGATTGGGGGATAGCTGGTCATCAAAAGGCATACGGTGGAAAAGAGAAGACTTGGACAGGCATAGAAATTATACCATTAATAGTTACTTATGGTACTAAAAAATCAAAACAGGGACTTAGAGGGGAATTGAATGAAGATTATGTCAAACGATTTCCAATTATTGAGAATATTCTCAATTCAGTAACTACGTTTGATGATTGTTTGTGGTTAGCAATTACCAAAGTTTCACCGAAAAGAGGTGTGGTCACAAGACATAGTGACAAGGGAATTGATAAAATGAATGCAGGAATACAGATTGGGAAAACAGCAAGAATACATTATTGTTTACAGGCGAATCCTCAATCATATTTTGAATTACAAGATTTACAAGGTGAGACAAATACATACCACATGAAGCAAGGTGAATATTGGTATATGGATAAAAGAAAACCACATGCCGTATTTAATAGGGGTGATACATTTAGATATCACATGATTTTTGATATGAAAATGACACAAAACGTGTTAAACAATTTGGTAATATAGGGAATATGGAATATTGGAAAGGGTTAAATCTACATTTGGGAGATGATAATTATTATAATTATCTTAATCATGGTTATTATCCTCCATACAAAAATCTTTTTGATTACCATGAAATATTTAAACACCAAGCCAGTTTGTACTTACATCTGTTTGATGATATAGATACACAGAATAAATCCCTTTTAGAAGTGGGGTGTGGTAGGGGTGGAGGAATAAATTTATTGAGCGAGATGTTCGATTTTAAAAATATCGAAGCTTGTGATTTAAGTGAAGCAAATATAAACCATTGTCAAAAACACGCAGATGGTATCAAGTTTAAAGTTGCCGATGCGGAAAATCTTGATTATGAAAATAATCAATTTGACATAGTTATTAGTGTTGAATCCGCTTGCTATTATAAAGAACCTGCCCGATTTTTCTCCAAAGTACAAAAATTATTAAAACCAAACGGAGTCTTTTTATATACTGATATTGTTGAACCTCAAAATATTACCTATATAGAAAACCAATTACCACTATATTTCAAGAATATAAAAAAAGAAGATATTACAAGCAATGTAATACAGGCTTGTGATCATGATATTGTCCATTTTGACAAGGTATTATTTAATGAAGACATTAAAGAAAGTTATATTGATGTGGCCAAGAGTAAAGGAAAACATTATAAAGAGGGAAAGATATTTTTTTTCAAATACGTTTGTAATTAAGAGACTGTATGATACAATGGGGTATAACACAAGGATCACATGATGCCGCTTTAGCAGTGTTTGATGATCACCATTTATTATTTGCATCGGATGCTGAGAGGTTTTCTAGAAAAAAAAATGATCCTGTGATCCCCCCTATATTGATTGAATACGCCGAAAAAAAATATGGTATTCCAAAGAAGGTTTATTATTATGAAAATCCAATCATAAAATCTTTTAGGAGAACATGGGCAGGTCAAAAACCTAAATTAGTCTTACCTAAATTTAAATATAAATTAATATATACCAATCATCATTTATCACATGCTGCCTATGGTTATTATTCATCACCGTTTGATGAATGTACAGTTGTGGTTATTGATGCAATTGGTGAGTGGGATACACTTACTACATGGCAAGCTAAAGATGGTGAATTAAAAAGGAAAGGTACACATTGGAAATATCCCAAATCACTTGGATTATTTTATTCTGCAATGACACAAGCGGCAGGATGGAAACCAAATGAAGAAGAATATATTATGATGGGAGCCTCATCAATTGGAAAACCTTCTCGCAATGGTTGTGACTACTTAAGAAAATTATGGGATGATGATTTCAATTTTCATCAAGGTGTAAACTTAAATGGATTAGACCAAATGGAAATTGCATCATGTACACAATCAGTATATGAAAGTATTGTGGAAGACATATTTACTCATATACGTGGTAATTTAGTTTTTGTCGGAGGATGCGCATTAAATGTAAAAGCCAACTCTCAATTGGGACATTGTGATGTATATATCCCCCCTAGTCCTGGCGATGCAGGTTCTGCAATTGGTTGTGTTTTGGTTAGAACAAAACAAAAAATAGATCCAACTCCATATCTTGGATATGACATAGATGGAAAATATCCTATAACAGAAATAATAAAAGAGTTAAAGCAAAATCAAATAGTTGGAGTTGCAAACGGTAGAGCCGAATTTGGGTCGAGGGCCTTGGGTAATCGTAGTTTATTGGCAGATCCCTCAGTTGTGGACATTAAGGATAAAGTAAATAAGATAAAAGGTAGAGAAGAGTTTAGACCCTTTGCTCCAATGATATTGAAAGAAGATGTTGATAAATATTTTCAAGGAAGTGTTCCTTCACCTTACATGAGTGTAACGTATAAAGCAAATCCCAACACACAAAACAACTATTCAGGGATAGTACATGTTGATGGAACATCACGATTACAAATTGTGCATGAAGGAGTACATCGAAAACTTTTGGAAAATTGGAAAGCCGAAACTGGTTGTCCTATGTTGTTAAATACTTCACTTAATATTAAAGGTGAACCAATTGTTAATGATGAATTTGATGTTAAAAACTTCAAAATCCAAACAGGAGTGACAGTATTATGAAAAAAGTTTTGATTTTTGGTTGTAGTTATTCCGCAGGAAGTTATCAGTATTGTAAATCTGGCAGCGAATGGAAACTTAATGAAAGTTTAATACATGAGAGTCCTGGCTGGTATAGTTTTGTTGATCATTTTAATGATTGTAAAGTGACTGTTATTTCAACCTCTGGAGAAGGTTATTGGTTCTGGTATCAATATATTGATATTATTTTAAATAAGGATTTTAGTGAATATGATGAGATTTGGTTTCAAGAAACCACAGAACCCCGAAACAGTTTAGTTTATCCCGAAGAGTTTGAAATTGAAACACGTAAAAAATTATATGAAACTATTAAGGTAGATAATTTCGAAATTCATCGAATGGGTGGTGGAATGGGTCCTATCGGCCTTGGAGCGAGATTGAGGTTTAATTTAGATACTGGTAGTGTAGTGAGACAAATGGTTTTAAATCAACAACTCATTCAACCTGAATTAAAAGAACAGGGAGTTAATGTAATATGTAATCAGGCTTTAGCGGATAATATAGGGAGATTACATCCAAATGGTATTTTTGATTTATTCTCACGTGCCTGTGCAAATGAGATAGATAATATATGTAAAATAAATAACATAAAGGGGTATGTCTGGTCAATGTCCGAACCAGTAATGGAATGTAAACATTTAAAGAGAATCGAAGGCGTAGATTGGGTATGGCGTAAATTTGATCAATCGATGTTTACTCTAAATGAAGATGTAGTAAAACAAATACTTACCAATATGAATAATTATCAAAATGAAGACATCTATGCAGATCCTGGCATAATTATATTACCCCTACTCAATGTACAAGGAAAGGGGGATGATGGTACAGATACATATATGAGCCATCAAAATCTTAAAGGAAATAAGTTTATAGGAAAATTAATCAATGAGAAACTTTCAGAATAAATTACGTATTTTGTGGATGAATATTCGTGAGCCTTATGACAGATATCGGATAAGACGTAAAAATAAAAAGAAATTAGACAAAATTAAAGGTCAATCACATTACATTTATGAATAACTTGACAAATTGAAAATTCATGGTATAATAAAGATATGAAAAATAAAATAGGTCCATTTGAATTTATAAAATCCATCAATGAGCATAAAAATATCATGAAAGATGATGATCCTATGACAGAAAAGGACTATATTCCGTTCCTTATCAATCGTGGGTTTAGTTTTTTTCAAGATACGATCATACAAGTCAATGAAATGAATAGGTTACATTTTCTTGATAACAAACTCCAATTTGATTATTTGCTAAATAATATCAGACCCCGAAAACGGTGGTCTAAATGGTTGAAGCCAGACAAAATTGATAATCTAGAAATAGTCAAATTATATTTTGGTTTCGGTAATGAAAAAGCAAAAGAAGCTTTAGAGGTTCTCACCAAGGAGAACATCGAAGATATTAAAAGTAAACTTGCAAAAGGTGGAGTGGAAAAAAATGACTATAAACATGGAAGAGATGGTTGAATGTACCCTAGCAGAACCAGATGATTTTTTAAAAATTAGAGAGACATTAACTAGAATAGGAGTTGCATCCAGAAAAGATAAGACATTGTATCAATCTTGTCATATATTACATAAACAAGGACGATATTTTATTGTACATTTTAAAGAATTATTTGCCCTTGACGGTAAACCTACTAACTTTTCAGAAAATGATCAAGCGAGGCGAAATACGATAGCAAATCTATTAGCTGAATGGGGTCTTATAACATTAGTAAATTCTGAACAAACGGCCACATTAATTGTACCCTTAAATCAATTAAAAATTCTTTCATATAAAGAAAAAGATGAATGGGCCTTGACTGCAAAATATAATATTGGAAGTAAAAAAGTGAATCATGACTACATCGAAGAAAACTAAAACCTCAACAACTACATTGTCAAAATCACCGATGAATGTAGAAAAATTAAAATTTTTTAGAACAAACGAAACTGCCCAATTACCGGTATTTTCAACAGATCAAGCTGCATGTTTTGATATATATGCAAATCTGCTTGAAGGTGGACAGGTGCAATATTACCAAGCAATCTCCACCAAATCAGTACCAAGGCAGATTGCTGTTGATATAAATAAAAGAAATACATTTGTACAACTTAATAATGGTGAAAGAATGTTAATTCCCACTGGTCTTATCGCAGATATTCCAGTAGGATTTTCTATTCGATTACACTCAAGGTCTGGCCTGGCGTTCAAACAGGGAGTTTATCTCGCAAATTGTGAAGGTATTGTTGATAGTGATTACGTTGATCCTATTTTCGCAATGGTAACAAGTATCAGTAACGTACCCGTGAGAATTTATAATGGAGATAGAATATGCCAAGGAGAACTGGTTCGATGTGAAAAATATACATTGGATGAGACTGATGAAGCCCCCGCTCAAAAAACAGACAGAGATGGTGGTTTTGGTTCAACCGGTGTGTGAAAAAACACATCATATTTTAATTTAAATTAAATAGGAGTATATATGTTAGAAAAAGCAACAGGCTGGATTAAAAGCCTAACAGAAGCAGGTCTTGCGTTAGTCGCATTAGGCGTGGTTCTTCAAATTCTGTTCGGTGCAGCTGTCCCATTCCTCGGCATTGATGTCATTGGATCAGTTACCGGCGTTGTCAAATCACTCGGTAGCGAAGGTCTAGTTGGTCTAGTCGCAGTATGGGTACTTTGGGGAATTTATACCAAGAAGTAATCCCTTGACAATTCCAAAAAGTATGTTATAATATAATAGTAAGTGATTTTTATATTATGGAAGTACAACTGAGGGGGAAGGAACAAACAGCCCTACTAAGAGTTAGTTTTAAACCCTCCCCCTCTTTTATTATTATGAATAGAAATTGGTTAATTGAAGAAAATGAAATGGAATCAAAATTTAAGTTAGTAGTTAAAGACGCCGGTAGTTATACATCAGATTCGTTAACTAATTTAATTTGGACAGTTTTTAAGCATCGTTGTCACCATCTTCTAAAAGGAGAGGGTTGGCGCGATTGAGTTGCGTCATTGTGATGGACTCATTCATAGTCAGTTGCTCAGTATATGAGAACTGATATTTTATAAACCTCGCTTATATAAGGAGGAGAATATGGTAGTTTATGCACCACAGACATCCCTAAACTTTGGGGATTTCGAAAAAGCTCTAGGATTTTCAATAGGGTTTGATTCAATGTTTGAACGTTTGCTTGGACCTTCCACGCAACAAGTCTCAAACAGCCAAGGGTATCCACCCTACAACATTCGAAAAGACGGAGAAACTAAGTATTTCATCGAAATGGCCGTAGCTGGTCTTTCAGAGGAAGATCTTGAAGTAGAATTGAAAGAAGGAATTCTTTCACTTTCATCTAAGCCTAGCGCAGAAGATGAATCTACTTATGTTCACCGTGGTATCGCCAAGAGAGTATTTGAGCGTTCTTTTACTCTATCAGATGATATCGTTGTAAAAGGTTGTACCTTAATCAACGGAATGTTAACTGTTGAACTTGAAAAAGTAATTCCAGAGGAAAAACGTTCACGTTTAATTCCTATTGGGACGAAAAATATTAAATCATTGATATAAAGTGATTATGTGATTATGATGTGCTCACCAGTATCACAAATATACTGGTGAGCTTTTTTGTACACTAAATATTACAGAAGAGACAAAACCATATCATTTGGAGAAAAAAATGTGTAATAACGAAGAATGCAAATGTGTAGATTGTACTTGCGAACCATGTGAGTGTTCAGAAGAAACTCCATGCGGTTGTGATTTATAGAGAAAAGGAAAATTATGTTACCTTTATTATTATTTAATGTTATTTCTAGCCTTGTCATAGACAAAGCATCAGATTTAGCAATGGAGCATGTGGAAAGTATGATAGATGATTTACTTCCAGCGAGTGCAAAAAAAGAATTAGACAAAGCTATAAAAGATGACCCTGCACACGAATTTACAAATGCTAGAGATGCATTGGTGGCTGTTGTAGAGGGCAAATTACCTATCGTCAAAGCAGACGGAACAATCAAACCAATAGAAATGACATTTACAATTAAATATGATCCTACTACTGGATCAGTTGATATAGA